TTAAGAAGTTCCTATTCCTAGGTTGTTCTTTATACCATTCAGCAGACATATCAACTTCCCAAGCTATAAGTATTTATTAGCGTTGGAATACTCTTTGAATAGGAACTTGTTTTAATTTGTCAATAACATCGGATTCAACTCTACTAACAATTTTATCCAACAAGTCCACATCTATGTGCATGAACGGTGGGATGATACCAAGCAAACGAAGTAAACCATCCACAAATAATGCAAGAGTTGTAAATCCTAAGATCATACTGATAACAGTAGCATCCCGATTATGCTTTGCCATTGAAGCTTCATCTATTTTTCTAGCTTCACTAACTGCTCTTTCTACTGCTTCTTCAATTAATATATCAATTTCTTCTTTTGTGTAGTTAGTCTGGTTTGTCTTCATTGTTCCAAAAGTCTTCCCAGTCTTTGTCTGAGTTTGTAGCATCTGTAATATTTTTATTATCTAAATCACCAGTCATCTAGTTCCTCCTCTTCGTCCCATACTTCATATGGTCCGTGTTGCATACGTTTTAACCTTTCAGTTTCTGATTTAAATGATGATGCTTCTGATAACCAGACAGCAAATTTCATTACAATAAAAATTACTGCTAGTGGTGACAAACAAAACAATAATACTAATGATTGGTTCATTGCGAATATTCGTTTAGTATATCTAGCACAGTATTCAAAGTGTCATGAGCACCATCGTGCCATTGCCCTGTTCTCTTGTCGTGTACTCCATCGTATAAATCTGTTTTTAATTTATACACCTTTGCAAGCATATCAGTTTTATGTAAGCTACCACGGGGCATAGTAATTCAGAGATACTGCTTCTATTTAAGCACAAAAAAAGGGACCCCGTAGGGTCCCTGTGTTGATTTCGTAACCGTATCAGGTGAGGTTCGCAACGCGAACACGTCTGTAATACTGGTTGCGGTTGTGTGTAAGTGCCTCGGCATCAGGTGTGCCGTTGCTCTGTACAACGAATGGGTTAGCAACCATACCGTAGCGTGTCTTGAAGCCAATCTTGGGCTGGAAGGTGCTAGGGTCAATGCTTCTGAGCATTTGTAGGGGAACGTATGGGCAGTAGAACAGTCCACTGTCATAAGGTGAAGAACCCTTATAACCAACTACGTAGTAGTGGGTGTTAGAAACGTTAGCAGAGTAAGGATCAACAAAGACCTTAATGCGTCCGTTCATTGTACCTACAAGTAGGTTACCTGTGTCATCAACTTCACCGATGGAAGGACCACCAGCGCCGCTTAGACCTGAGGAATAGTCGAGTGTGCCAGACATGGCAAGAGCAGAAGCTACATCAGCAGAAGTGATGATGAAGTTGCCCTTTCCTCTACGAGTTTGCTGCGCGATAGCGTTAGCATCTCTTTCAATCTGGAACATAAGTCCCTTGAATTTCTCAACAGACCATCTGCCGTTGCTGTCAACGTCGAGGTCAAATACGCCAGCGTTAGCAACGTTGTTCTGTGCGCCAGACTTAGCGACAGTGTAAACGGTTCTAACAACTTCACGGTTGATTTCAGCAAGGATCTCACTAGACAGTAAGTTAGCAAGTTCCTGCTCAGCATCAAGACCATGAATTGCTTTCAAGTCTTGAGCAAGTTCTAGAGTGTATTCTGCTTTCAAAGCACGAGTCTTTGCAGTAACAGAAGTCTTCTCGATGCTGAAGCTCATCTCGTTGAATAGGGTTGAACCCGATCCTAGTGCTTCTGCATCTTCTCTAGCGATGTTGCCTGCTTGGCGCTCGTAGTTAGCAGCAGTTGTGCCGCCGCCTGTAGCGTCGTTAAGCAGTGCAGGGTTAGCATCAGTAGTACCACCGTCTCCAAGAGGAGAAACGGGGTCGTTGTATGCTGCAGGACCCTGTGAGTTACCAGAGAAGTTGGTGTCAGGCTCGTTGTAGAGTGCTTCTGAACCAGCGCGTAGTGCAGCGCCATTCTCTTGGTAATGTGACTTCATTGCAAAGATTAGTCCAGTAGGACCGCTCATTGGTTGAACGCCACAGATGTCGTATGCTACCAAGTTAGGCATGGCACGACGGATTAGGGAGATCATTACAGGATCGAAACCTGCAAGTCCACCAGTCTGAGTACCGAGACCGCTACCAGATAGTGCGTTTGTACCGATAGCACCAACAGTGTTGGATGCTTCGTTGATCATACCACGCTCTTCACGTAGTTGTGATTCTGTGTTTTCTAACAGAACAGCGGTAACAGCCTTTCTATAATTGTCTTTGATGGCAACAGAGCCTTCATGACCTAGAACAGGTGCCCACTTTTCGGTTAGAGCTTTTGAGTTAAACATTTTGTTTAATTGCTCCGAATTAAAAATTTATGGGTTAGTTATTATCAGGATTTCCAGTGGTTGAGTGCGGTAAGGTATTGTGCCATTGCTGGTGTTACCTCTGCGTTCTCTCCTTCTACTGGAGTTTCGTCTGCAACTTCACTTTGAGTTACAGTTGCTTCCTTGAAATAGGACTCCTTAATGGTTTTCACCTTCTTGGAGAACTCTTCCTCGGTAGTAAACTCAACACCCTCAGAGAGTGCAGCGAGTTTGTCCTTCTGAGTATCTGCAAGTCCTTCTGAAACAGTGTTCAGAATATTGAGTTTGGCAGTCTCGTTAAGACGTTGTTGTAATTTCACATTAGCTTTGACCTGTTCGTCAAGGCGCTCTTCCATTTCACGAATAGAGTCAGCCATACCTTCTACCACGTCAACTTTCTCGTCGGGGATAGCGATATAGTGCTCTTCAAAGAGACCCTTCAGACCTGCGATGAAGTCTTCAGTAATCTCATTTCTGATTCCACGGTCCACAGCAACTTGGTTTTGCTCCATCCATGTACCGATGGCGTAGTTCACAGTGCCGTTAACTTCTTCGGATAGTTCTGCCTTAGCGGCATCTACTTGCTTATCCAATTCAGTGGCAAAGTGTTCTACAAGCTTGTCATACTCTTCAGAAATTTTTGCTTTAACGGCAGCTTCAAAGATTGTCTTTGCCTTTTCAGCAAACTCTTCTGAGAGTTCTGTGCCCTCTACTAGGGCAGCAACGTCAGCGGAAACATCAAGTTCCTCAAACGAAGGTTTGATAGGATAACCAACAGGACCACCTACCTTGGTTCCATATGCAACTTCAGCACCAACTGAAGGGGCAGCATCAGGAGAGTCGCCTGCACGCTGTTGAGGATCACCCGATACTTGAGAGATGGGTGCAGCGGCTTTAGCGCCAGGATTTTCTTCGCCGTCATCGTCGTCTTCGTTAGGAGCAGTCGATGTACCACCAAGATCAGTTACTGACTGACCTGCTGGAGCAGCAGAAGGGTCTACTTTTGGTTGGGGATCTTTGCCGCTACCAGAACTAGTCTGTGCGTCAGAGACCTGAGTGGGTTCACTACCAGTGCCAGGGATAACAGTTGCAGAAACAGTAGGCATTGGATCTGCCGCGTTCTCTACGATCACCTTTTGCTCGGTAACGAATTCCTCAAACTTTTCGTTAAGCTTGTCTGACATTTGAGTTTACCTCGTAATTTCCGTATTATTAATCTAAGTTTATTTATAGAATCAAAGATTTGAGAGGAAATGCTCAAACACTTTGAGCGTTTTCTCTTCCATGGAGCGGCGGTTAGCACCTTCCATGTATCTCTGGTATTTAGCAACTTCTCTTTCTTTTAAAAGACCGTTGTCCCATACCCATTCTTTACCTTCCATAATTCCATTTACAAAAGCATCAGGTGCGGAAGGATCTGCTACAATATCTGCAGCAGTTGTAAGCATGAAGTCATCTGCAACAACGTTGCAGTCTTCACTTCTTTGAATGCTTCCCATACCACGAGAGGAAACACCTAACTGAACTCCTTCGCCAAGTAGATTCTTAGCGATGTTACCCATTGGGGTATCTAAAATTTGTGCCTTTCCAATAAAGTTATTACCCTCTGCTTTGAGAGAAATAATTCTATGCGACACTCTATCGAGATTGATGGTAGGACCATCTGGATGTCCGAGTTCACCTAAAGCACGCTTAGATTGTACATACTCTTCATTGTATCTCTTGACCTCTCGCTCAAGAACACTATAAGGATACATACGACCATTGCGGTTCTTTAGTTCTGATTGAAGGAATACACCTTCAATATACAGAAGTTTTTTTCCGTTCTTCTCCTCAGTAAGGAGTTTAACGTTTTCAATCGTTTCCGTTATCAGTTTCATCGGGTTCTTCCGTTTCGGTAGGTTCGTCAAAGAATGTATTTGCTACCACTTTTTTGTAACCTGCCATAGCTTCGGAAGCTTTGGAAAATAACATGTCATGGATAGCATCGATTGCAGATGCTCTTTGATTATCATTGATTTTTCCAACGATATCTACAGCACCTACTTCGTTATTAACTTCAGTGTTTTCAGGCATAATAATGATTCAGTATATTTTATTTATTATTTGGAGAAGGTTTAGGTGCGGATTTTGCTCTTTTTAAATCTCTTTCGAGCGCAGCATCAGCTGAGGCAGCTTCTCTTTCTGCAGCATCATCTGCTTGCATACCCTGAATTTCAGGGGCGAGTGCCTGATTTGTTTGCTGCATGTTATCAAGAACATTGACTTCTACAGGATCGATAGCAAGACCAGTGTCAATATCTGACCTCATCTGTTTATCAATCTCACGCATATCCTTAGCAGTTTGTCCAAGAATTTCTTTACGGATATATTCTGTAGAAAAATATTTCCCAACAAAAGGATCCATTTGACTGACAGTCATCATACGTTGGTTCATCATTTCAATGTTTTTTAATTCATTAAAATGATTATCAAATAAGAAGTCATATTGAATATGCTCTTTCATATCATCCCAATCTTCAGGAGCAATTACTCCTTTAAGGATGAGTTGAGTCTTGAGCATGTCTTGGAACATCTCACTGAATCTCTTACGGAGACGACCAATGAACTTCGTGAACTTAAGTTCGTCACGGAGGACTTCAGTGGTCTTACCGAGATTGAATCCTTTATTGTCGTCTGTGAGACGAGAGGGAGGAAGATTGAGAGAGTTATAAAGTTTCTTTTTAAAATACTCAACGTCCTTAAGTTCGCCAAGGTTCTGTCCTCCAGGTAGAGTCGTGATCTCAGTGCCACGTCCACCCTCTCTACGAGGTAACCAGAAATCCTCAAGCATACTCATGTGCTTTTTGTCGTCACGCATCTCACCAGTGTTTGCGTCATACACTAGCTTGTTACGATAGCGACTCATAACATCACGAAGATATTGTTCCGCTTTTACCTTCGGTAGATTACCAACATCAATGTAGAAAATTCTACGTTCAGGAGCACGAGACAATCTGTAGATAACAATTGAATCTTCAATCATTCTGAGTTGATTGAGTGTCTTGATTGACTTGTGAAGAAAACCAAGAGTCATTCTTTTGTTTAAATCTTGTAGTCCAGAGGGACAGAATGTAATTGAATCAGTTGCCATCTTGACACCCTGAGACAAAGACATATCGCCAACTGGTCCTAATACACCACCCTTATAAAAACCTTTTGGGTTATAAAGATAGTAGTCAACAAACGTACCGTATTCATACTCAAGCGCAGTGCCTTTGATTGCCTCACGAGCTAGAGAGTCTTTCGGTTTGTTGTCGATTTTTTGACGGACCTTCTTGATCTTCATCGGATCAATATAACGAAGTTCCGTAATACCTTTCTTTGGATTATCTAAATCGATAACCTTGTGATAATAAAGTCTTCCGTCAATATACCAAGATCTGACAATCTCATGTGCGCGATGGTCAAAGTTTAAAAGTTTTTTGAGGTATTCAAATTCGTCACGAATTTTTCTTTTAATTCCCATACCAGCATCTAGATTATCTAGATTAACTTCGACGGGGGTATCATGAGCATCACTCACAATAAATTCATTAACGACTTCATCAACAGCACTATCAACCTCAGGGTGTAGTGCCATGTCACGATAACGACGGATCATCTCAAACTCATTACGAGCTTGATTATCCGTGTCCACATATGTTCCATAATATCCGCCTGCTGCTACGGCAATTGCCTCATCAGCATTAGGAGGGACAGGGGACTGACCCTTCTGACCCTCCTTGCGATTAATTTGGAAGCCAAATAACTGACTCATGATTACCTATTCAAATAAGTATGCTTCCAACTATTTATCAAACCACGCCGATGCTACTTACGCCGTCGCGTGAACCACCTTGTGCAGTGAAGTAAGAATACTGCCACTCAACTGTGAATTCTTCAATCTGGTCATTGCTATCATAAGCAAGATCGATTGGAGAAACGTTAGTTGGGAAGCAATGCAGTAGTGTATACTGTCTTAAGACAGCTCCACCTGCAGAAGCATCCTTTTCAAGTTGCTTAAAA